GCTGATGACCTTGATGGCAATGTACCAATCATGGATGCGGAACCCGGCACGTTCCACCAGCTACCAAACGGAGTGGATTTCACCGCATTTGACCCTCAGTACCCGTCTAACGAGTTTGACAGCTTCCATAAGGCAATCCTAAAGGGTATCGCAAGCGGCCTTGAGGGAGCTTCATATACATCCCTATCAAACGACTTGGAGGCCACTAGCTATTCGAGCATTCGTCAGGGGGCGTTGGAGGAGCGTGATTCATACAAAAACCTCCAGACATTTATGATCGACAGCTTTATTCGTCGCGTTTATGAGACTTGGCTTGCGTCCACCATGGAGATGGGCGCGATTATCGTGCCTATTCGTGAATACGATAGGTTTGCGAGCAAAAGTGAGTTTCGTGGTAGAGCTTGGTCATGGGTTGATCCGCAGAAAGAAATGACGGCTGCCGTTCTTGGGTTAAAGAACGGAATCTTGAGCCTTCAGGATGTTGCTAGTAACTACGGCAAAGATACCGAAGAGTTGTTGGCTCAAATACAGCGTGACAAGGCTCTAATGGAGCAATTTGGTGTTCAGTACGCACTTGAGCCGTATGCAGGGCAGATACTACCTGTAGAAGCTGAGATTGCTGGGGATTCTGATGGCGACATATAAGGGTAGGGACATAAATACCAAGCCCACGGAAGCGATGGTTGAAGAGGCTAATAGAGGGCTTGAGTGGCGTAAGGAATTCGGTCGTGGCGGCACTGAGGTTGGCGTGGCTAGAGCGCGTGATATATCCAACCGTAAAGAGCTATCTATCGACACAATGAAGCGTATGTACTCTTTCTTTTCTCGCCACGAGGTAGATAAAGAAGCTGAAGGCTTTCGTCCGGGGGAGGAGGGTTATCCATCGGCAGGGCGAATCGCTTGGGCTTTATGGGGCGGGGACGCTGGTTTCGCCGTGTCTAGGCGAGTTAAAAAACAGGTAGATGCTGCCGACGAAGAAGAGGACAGAGCGGCGTTATCTGGTTCAGTTAAGAAAGGTTTGCAGAAGAAGGTTGAAGACCATAATGAGGATTACGGCGATGAACCAACTAAAAGAACTAATTTACGAACTTTATCAGCGGTTTTTAGACGAGGTGTCGGAGCTTATAAGACGAATCCGGGGTCTGTTCGACCGACAGTGAAGAGTCCTGAGCAATGGGCTTACGCTCGCGTAAACTCGTTCTTATATGTATTGCGTAACGGTAAGTTTCGCAGCGGCAAGCATGACACAGACCTACTACCGAAAGGCCATCCACTAAGTTCTGATGATAGAGGTTTTGATTCAGAAAGTGACAATAAATGGAGTGACACGATGGACAAAACCATGGAAAATCAACAACTTGTAAGCGAAAGTGAAGAAACTACTATGGATTCAGAGCGTCATATCAAGAATGTCGAAGAAACTGATGATTCTTACATCGTTGAGTTCGCCAAAGACGAGATGGAAATGGCTGATGAGGCGGCTGAAGAGGTCGTTGAAGAAGCCGAAGAAGTAGTTGTAGAGAACGCTTATGACGATAGAGCGGAGGAGTCAAATATGACCCGCGCTATGGCGATGGAAATGTCGCCCGTCGATGAAGATAAGCGAACTGTTCGCATGGCTATCTCAAGTGAAGAGCCGGTTATGCGTTCTTTCGGGATGGAAGTATTAGAACATTCAGACGAAGCGATTGACTTGTCATTCCTGAAATCTGGACGCGCCCCACTCTTGTTGGACCACGATCCTGAGAAGCAAGTGGGCGTTATTGAATCTGTAAGCCTTGATGGCTCGGCCCGGCGACTCCGGGCGACTGTGCGTTTTGGAAAAGGCGCACTTGCTAGAGAGGCTTTCGATGATGTTACCGATGGTATCAAGGCTAATGTCAGCATTGGTTATTCGGTGCAAAAAATGGAGCGGAAGGACAAGGACACATATGTGGTCAAGAAATATCGCATCCACGAAGCAAGTTTGGTATCAATCCCCGCTGATGTGACAGTTGGTGTGGGTCGGTCTAGCGAGCCTTCGCAACAACCAGTGATCGTAACTGACAATATGGAGAAAACTATGTCAGAAGTTGATGTACAAGCGGTTGAGGCACAAGCCCGTCAAGCCGCACAAAAGAACGCCGCTCAGATCGTTGAGCTAGGCGCTCGTTACAACAAGTCAGACATGGCGCAAAACGCTATCTCTGAGGGTGTGAGCATTGAAGAGTTTCGTATGAAGCTGCTTGATGAGATTGGTAGTGTTGGCGCTGTAGAGGACCAAGAGATTGGTCTGACCCGTAAGGAAGTCGGTCGTTTCAGCATGTTGCGTGCAATTCACGCTTTGGCCAACCCAACTGATCGCCGCGCTCAAGAAGCTGCTGGGTTTGAGTTCGAGGCATCTCGCGCCGCTGCTCAACAGTACGGCGTGACTGCTCAAGGCATCATGTTGCCTGCTGAGGTTCTGCGGAACTGGAAGCGTGATATGTCTGCTGGCTCTGACGGCGACTTGATTGCTGAAGACTTCAAAGGCGAAGAGTTCATCGACGCTCTGCGTAACGCTTCAAGCGTAATGCAGGCCGGTGCTCGTATGCTAGGTGGTCTGTCAGGTGACGTTAAGATTCCTAAGAAGACCGCTGCTTCTACCGCTGCATTCGTGGCAAGTGAAGGTGCGGCTTCTTCTGAATCCGAAATGACCATCGGCAACGTAAGCATGACCCCTAAGACTTTGGGCGCACACACTGACGTTACTCGTCAACTTCTAATCCAAAGTTCTTTGGACGTTGAGGCGCTGATCCGTGACGATCTAGCTCAATCTATCGCTACCGCGATTGACAAAGCTGGTTTAGAAGGCTCTGGCTCTTCAGGCAACCCAACAGGCATCTTGAACACTACTGGCGTTAATCAAGTAACCAACTTCGCTGCTGCAAACCCAACATTTGCTGAAGTTGTGACCTTGGAAACCGCTGTAGCGGAAGACAATGCTCTGATGGGCAACCTGTCTTACATCTTGCCTGCTGCCATGTACGGAGCATTGAAGACCACTGAGAAAGCCACCAACACAGCTCAATTCGTAGTTGAGCCGGGCGGCACCATCAATGGTTATCAAGGCATCTTGTCTAACCAAGCCACGGCTGGAAACCTGTACTTTGGTAACTTCAGCGATCTACTCATCGGCATGTTCGGTGGGCTAGACATTGTTGTTGACCCGTACACCGCAAGCACTAGCGGAACTGTCAAAGTTGTTGCATTGCAATCTGTAGACGTAGCGGTACGTCATGCAGTGAGCTTCGCATTCGGTAACGACGGCTAAGTAAGCTGACGAAGCCCCTCACCTTCGGGTGGGGGGTCTTCCTTGGAGGTGATATGAAGTACGAAGTAAAGAAGCGTTGCGTCATCAAAGGTTCCACATGGAATGTTGGTGACATTGTTGAGAGCGGAAAAGATTTTGATGAGGCTGACGTTAACGGCTTGATCGGCATTGAACGGATTGTTCCGTATGCCGAGCCTGAGAAGACGGAAGACCGTTCTATTGGTTTGGGCGAAGACAAGCCTAGAAGAAGAACCCGTAAGAAGGCTGACTAATGGCTGTAGAAGTTGCAGGTGACAGGCTGTTAATGCTTAGCGACTTTGGGATTGACGTATCTTACACGCTCCAAGGTCAATCTGCGGCTACATACAAAGCTATCGTTGATAACGATTATGAAGGCGTTGAGGCTGGGGGAACGATTGCATTCGCAGTCAGTAGACCCCGCTTGCTAATGAGAACGGCTGATATATCAGCGGCTGCACAAGGCGACACTGTTGCCTATGAAGGCAATACATATACCGTCCAGATTGTTATGGCTGACGGTACTGGAATGACTGAGCTTATTGTGAGTAAAAACTGATGCCGCATGTAAGGCAGTCTATCAGGGAGAATATAGAAACCACCCTCACTGGTTTAACGACTACAGGTTCTCGCGTATTCGCTAGTCGAGTTTATCCGATAGCGGCTGACAACCTACCCGGTCTGGCGATATATACATCCGATGAAAACAGTGAATACGCCACTGTCGGGTTGCCTAGGACGCAGATTAGAACTTTATCAGTAACCGTCGAGGCTTATGTTCGCGGCAACTCTAATTACGATGATTCTTTAGATACAATATGTTCTGAAATTGAAGTTGCGCTGTACACCGACTTAACTAGGGGTGGGTACGCGAAAGATACAAAGGTCACTGCGATGGATGCTGAGTTTTCTGGCGAAGGAGATCAGCCTGTAGCAAGGGCAACACTGCGTATTCAAGTTGAATACGTCACTAAAGAAAACGATCCAACAACGGCGGTCTAACATGGTCGAGATGGAATACAACGGCTCATTAATCCGAGTCAATATAGACCGGGTTGAATACTTAGAATCAAAAGGCTGGGTTCGGACGGACGCTGCTATTGATAAACCCTCCGCTGAAGCGGAAGAAACTGATGAATCCGAGGAGGATTAATAATGGCTACGCATACCGGCATAGACGGGGTTGTTAAGATCGGTGCAAATCAAGTTGCAGAAGTCCGTTCTTTCACTCTAAACCAATCAGCCGATACGGTTGAAGATACGGCTATGGGCGACACTGCTCGCACATTTAAACCTACGCTATCGACAGCAGATATTTCCCTTGAAGTGTTCTGGGATGAAACGGACACGTCTGGTCAGGTCGCATTGGGTGTTAAGTCAGAAGTAACGCTTGACCTGTATCCAGAAGGCGACTCGTCTGGTGATACGAAATACAGTGTTCCTGCAATCGTCACGGGATTCTCAATCAACACATCTTTTGATGGAATGATTGAAGCATCTATCACTGCTCAAGCGACAGGCGCTATAACAACGAGTACCGTTTAATGACGAAACTCATAGATCAAGCGGTTGCTCATTTTAGTAACCGCGAAACAAGAAGTATGAATATCCCTGAGTGGGATGCGACCGTATACGCAAAGAATCTCACGATGGATGCCAAGTCTCGTATGACGAAGCGTGCTGATGGAGACACCTTTGACTACTTGGTTTACGCCTGCATATTCGGTCTAACCGATGAGCAAGGCGAGCCGGTATTCACACTTGAAGACAAGGTGAAATTGAAGAAGGGTGTTGATGCTGACATCGTTGTTCGTCTAGGTAATTTTGCTTTAGGTATTATCGGTGATGACGACGAGGATCGTGAAAAAAACTGATTGATGACCAAGGGGAGCCGACTGACTTGTTCCTGATGTTTGAACTTGCTAGTCGCCTTGGTCAGCCCCTCTCAGTTGTGTTGGATATGACGGTGAATGAGTTTAGTCACTGGTTCACCTATTACCGTGTAAAGCAGGAGTTGGTTGATGGCAACAGGCGCTGAGATTCAGGTTCGGGCAACCGTCAAAGATCAAGTATCTAAGCCCCTTGATCGAATCAACACTAAGTTCCGCGACACTGCCAAGGCAGGCAAAGACCTTAACGGTACAATGCGTCTTATGCGTGGTGGCGCTGGTCAGTTAGGCCATCAGGTTCAGGACGTTGCTGTACAGCTTCAGATGGGCACTGACGCTATGATCGTCTTTGGGCAACAGGGTTCTCAGGTTGCCTCTCTCTTCGGCCCTAAGGGGGCTATGTTGGGTGGTATCTTAGCTGTTGGCGCGGCGATTGCCGGGCCTCTTGTTAAGTCTTTAACCCAATCAAATGACATTCTTGAAGAGCTAGAAAAGAACGCAAAAGAAAGCACGGCTTCACTTCATAGCCTGTCTGGCGCTCAAAGAGCGATTGCTGAAGCGCAGTTGATAGAGCGTGAGAAAGATTTGGTAGATGCTTTGGCTCAAGCAAGAAAGAATCTGCAAGAAGCTGAAACTAGGCAAGCTGACAAGTCTCAATCCAAAGTCAGAGGACAAGTCAATCAAAACGCCGACGCTTTTGAACGAGCATCAGAAGATGTTAAGCGTTATGCAAATCAAGTTGGATTGGCTGAAGCTGAACTAGAGACAGTTAGGGCTTCATTATCTGGTGTAGATCAATCTTTAGTGGATTCCAATAAAAGCCTTGAAATGCAGGTTGCAACCTACGGTATGAACGAGCTTGCCGCTGCCGCATACAAGGCGCAGTTAGATGGAGTTATAAGCGCCGAAGAATTGTATGAGCTTGAGCTTTTGAGTCAGCTTGAGACATTGAAGGCTGTTGAAGAATCAAAGGACGCATCTAGGAAGAAAAGACAAGAAGACATCAAGGCCGCTGAAGACCTTGCAAAAGCGGAGGCTGATGCCTTCGCGGTTATTACTGCCGTTCAAAACAAGAACTTCTCTGACAATGATAAGCGGAAGACTAAAGAGGCTGCCGACGAAAAGAAACGTAAGGATGTTGCTCTTGGTAATCTTGAAGACAACCTTATGGCGCTGGACTCTAACAACAAAAGAGTATTTGCCGCACAGAAGGCTTTTCGTATGGCTGAGGCTACGATGGCGGCTTTTCAGGGCTACAACCAAGCTATCGGGGCGTTTCCCCCGCCTTTGGGTCAAATACTTGGTGCTACGACATTCGCCTTGGGAATGGCTAACGTAGCGCAAATAAAAGCACAGAGCTTTGAGGGTGGTGGTTTCACCGGGTACGGCGCTCGTGTTGGTGGACTTGATGGAAAGGGTGGTCGCATGGCGATGATTCACCCGAATGAGTCAGTCATAGACCATACTAAGGGGGGAGGTGCTGGGATTACTGTTATCAATAATGTTGATGCTCGCGGTTCTGGCGCTGATGTAGACCAAAAGATCAAAACTGCTATGGCTCAAACTAGTCAGCAGACTATAATGACTATTCAAGATTTGATGCGTAGGAGAAGGTTCGCGTGACAACATTCTCATTCCCTAGCATTACCCCTACTACGAACACGTTTGAGCTTGTAGCGAATACCCGCACGTTTCAGTCACCGTTGACCAATGCGATTCAGACCACATCGCGCAAAGGTTCGCTGTGGAAGATCAGCATGCAATTCGCTAACTTGTCTGGCGCTGACCGCAAGACGATGCAAGCGTTTCTGGCAAAACTAAACGGGCAACAGCACAGGTTTACTGTTCAAGATCACTCCTACACATTGAGTGGAGGTGGTGGTGGGACGCTACAAGTAAACGGTGGTACTCAATCGGGAACCAGTTTGGTTTGTGATGGTGCTACCGCTAGTGTCGCCAACTACCTCAAGGCTGGGGATTACATTGCTTTTAACAATGAATTACACATGGTTGTTGCTGATACAAATTCAGATGCTTCTGGCAATGTGACCATTTCAATTGCTCCTCCGATAAGAAAGACCCCAGCAGATGACACGATAGTTGAGTACACGGTGCCAAAGGGTGTCTTTATTCTTTCAGGTCCAGCGTCATGGGATACTCAATTGAGCATCACGTCGAGCTTCAATATAGAAGCGGTTGAGGATGTTCTGGCATGAGTCGCGGTTTTCCTGCGAATGTACTGACTGCGTTATCATCACAGCACGTTGCGCTGGTCACCTTTGCCGAGCTACAGTTTCCCAGCGGGACTTTGTACTTGCACAACTCCATCGGTACTTACACATGGGGTGGTCAGGATTGGTTGGGTGTTGGGGATTTAGGAGAGATTAGCCAGATTGAAGAGGGCGCTGATATTAGCCCCTACAAAATCACGCTCTCGCTATCTGGTTTGGATGCGACCATTTCAGGCGCTGCGTTAACAGAAGACTATTACATGCACCCGGTGAAGGTTTATCTGGGCGTATTGGACGCTGATGACGCACTCCTCGCTGATCCCACGGTGGTGTGGGAGGGCGCTATGGACCAGATGAATGTATCAATAGGCGCTTCCGGTGGGGATGTAATCTCTCTTACCGCAGAGTCAGAGCTTGCACGATTTGATAGGGCATCAAACCTAAAATATACCGATGCTCAGTTGCAGAACGACTTTTCAGGCGACTTGGCATTTGAGTTTTTGGCGGATATAGATGGCGCTAAAATCCGATGGGGTGACGCAACTTCTGACTCAGTTGCTGGCGGCACAAAACCGAGCAGGTTCTCCGATGACGATTTCGGATTTCGTGATTTGTACAGATGAGAGTTCACGCTGCGCTCAACAAGTGGGACCGTCGTCAGTTCCAATATGGCGATGCTGACTGTTGTCAGTTTACGGCTTTCATTGTCAAAGAGTTAACCGGCAAGGATTATGCTGAAAACTTCCATTATGAGTCAGAAGCGCAAGCGGAAGTCTTAATCGGCAGAGAGGGCGAGTTGGTCGATTTCATTGGCAGCATCTTGGGGGAACCAAGCCGTGAACTGAAAGACGGAGACCCTTGCGTTGTCACTGCACCGACTGTTGGTCAGGTTTGTGGCATCAAGCTGAAAGATAAAGTGGTTTGCTTAACTAACAAAGGCTTCGCACAGATACCCGAACGCTATCTTATTTCTGGATGGAGCGTTTAGATGCCTCCAGCAATTCCTTTCGTTGTCGCAGTAGCTAACATTGGTTTAGCAGTCGGTTTACCAGCAGTTGGTCTATAC